CTTAGAGACAGATATTCAGATATCAGGATAATTTTATCGGTAACTAGGTTACACGAGTCCATTAGACTGAAGCCTAAACTAGACTTAACACCAATCGTCACGCCTTATAGCGGTAAAGAAGATTTGGGTGTCTTCACAAAGGAGTACCTTCAATTTCTTGAAGATAGCCCCAACGTGAAAAAGTTACACTCAAGCCTTCCGAAACTATATGGTAGCCAAGAGCTAATAGGTCGAATTCGATCAGGCCCGAACGGGCAAGCGATAGTTACCTCACATTATGATGCGGTTGCTGTCTGTCAAGATATTAAGCTGTACAACTCTATAAAAGGATTAAATGGATTGCTTTCGCAATCACACATAACCTCTAATATGGAGTGGTGTGCAGCCCAAAGTCATGACTTCAAGTTTCCCAAACCATTATGTACTGGTAAGTTATCACTTGACTCCGAACCGGCCGGAAAGACCCGACTGTTCGCAATTGGAGACTATTGGTCTCAGAATAGTTTACAGACATTGCATGACTGGTTAATGAAAATCCTTAAATCATTACCTTGCGATGCAACTTACGATCAAGACAAAGGGTTCGAAAGAATCCTAAGCATGAAAGTTCGTTACATGGCGAGTTTTGATATTCGGAAATTCACTTGCCGAGTCCCGCTCTGTTTGCAAACCGCGACGCTAGGTCATTATACATCCCATGATTTGGCTCGGTATTGGGAGGGGATCGTTGGAGGTCGAAGATTCCGTACACCAGACGGTGAGTACGTAACATGGGTAGTAGGTCAGCCACTTGGACTATTGTCCTCGTGGGCAGCCTGTACGCTGTTACATCACCATCTTGTCTGGTTTTCGAGTTTCCTCTACTTCAAAGATCACCGGCCTTTTACCGGATACCAAATTTTAGGTGATGATATAGTAATCTGGCATCAGGGCGTGGGTGAAACTTACGCACGCTTGTTAGATAGGTTGGGTATAGAGATAAATATTGAAAAGTCTAAACTTTATAACACTAGTAATGAGAGGAAGCCAATCTTTGAATTCGCTAAACGCCTAGGCGTTAACGGTTCAGAGATCAGCGGAATCCCATTTACTATGTTAAAAGTTAGTACAGACAGTATTTATAACTATGTTGACTTGGTTCTTCACCTCGTCAAGACCCGACTACTACAAGCTGGCGGAATTAATTTAGCCCTTCCCGAATACCTATCCTCGAGAGGAAAGTATTATTTAGAAATTCTCTTGTGGGAAAAGTCCCTCGGGCGCCCCGCATGGCTTCACAGCCGTTTGGGTAACGCTTTATCAGAGACCGTCCTACTAAACTCACTTCGCAAACGAATTGCTAAGTTACGTATAGCAGGGTTCCGAGAATTAATCGAGAACCTTGACAAACTATGCTACTCAAGCAATTTAGAGCAGGAGTTGAACAAGGCGGGGGTCACGCATTCCGAGTCGTTGATTGGGTACGGGAGTCCATATTATCATCCTATTGTCCACGCTTTAAATAGTGTCGGAATGAAGATGTATGATACACTTCCACTCCTTGAGACGCTTGAAAATGAAATGACCGAACGTGAACTTAAATTACCAGAGTTAACAGAGACAGAGTATTTGCCTTTACCGTATTTGAGTGCTCACTTTGAGCGCCCAGGTAAATGTAATCCTGAACGTCTTAGAAGACACTCACAGCTAGTATTGACTACAAC